TATTATGCAGGATATTCTAATAGTGTACCATTTCCTTTAAACAGAACAGACAGATGGGTTAGTTTCTTGCCTCACTTATCAGACGCTGACGAAACTGTTTTAAAACAAATTATTGACCAATTTCAAAACAAATTAGGAAGAAAAGTAGATCCTGATGCGGCGGCTTATATTAGCTCTTTACAAACAAAAGGTTATTCTGTTAGTAATACAGAATACATAGCTATTAACAACCATTTCTTAGACCTTAAGGGACAAGGCCCCAACAACAGCACTTATGACTGGTGGACGGGTTGCGTTAGGCTGCTTCCTTTTATTGGAACAAATGCAGCTCAACAAGGTATTGAAGGTCAAAACCCTGCAAGCTCTATCAACTTTTATGGTGGTATGATATTTAGCTCCATTGGAGCAGAGGGGAATGGTACTAACGCCTACTTTGATTTTTTTGCACCGAATGAATTACCTGATGACCGTAATAATTCAATCTGGGTTTACGAAACCAAGAATCTTGCTCCGACTAATTATACTCAATACAGTCTTTATCGAGGTTATTTCGACCAGAGATTTGAGGGAGGTTTAATTAATTCATATCAACTTACAACCCAGTACATACAGAATAGAACCTATGGTGTTCACGGCGACTACTATTATGCAATTACAACACCGGATGGTAGCTTAGTGCCTCCCTCAACTGGTGGGTTCTTTGGTACGACCAGATATAAATCTATTGCACAAGGTGGAGGTTGGGATTTGTATGCTAAGGGAGTTAAATTCACTCAAAATGGCGACATCAATCAGCAATATAACACAAGCGCACAAATAGTTCCAGGATTGGCTCATAGGACTTATTTAAGTTATAGCCAAGGTGTAAATACTTTCCAACCCTTAGCTTTTGGCTACGCCTTAATAACAACTGGAGTTAGCACCCAAACAGAGGCAGACGCCTTGAAGGCAACCGTTGAAGCCTTTATGACTGCACTTAATCGAAATGTATAAAATAAATTAAGATTATGAAACTGAATGAAATACCAGAAGGAGAAGAAAACAAATGGGTTGGTTTATTAACCACTGAACAAAAAGACCAACTGGTAGGACAACAATATGCACCCAACAGCTACTTTAATCCTGTCTTAGATGGGAATGAACCTGCTAACTGGATTATTTCAGTAGAGGAAATGGCTAACTGCGTCAACCCTGACTTTGAATGGGTTAAAGAGTTGCCCCTTATTCCTTGGGTAGCTCCTGCACCTCCTGAACCAATAGAGCCAATTCAAGATGAAAATTGAACAATACGCAGTTGAAAAAACTGAAATAAGCACCATCAGTGAACTCTACATTGATGGTGTGTTTCAATGTTATATCTTGGAAGACCCTGTGAGGGAGTTAATGGATAAGAATGGTGATGGTGATTTTGATGATAAAGGAGAGGGAAAGATATGGGGTAATACTGCAATACCTGCCTATACCTATAATCCTTGGCATAGGAAGCAGGGAAAACACTATCGCAGGTATGGTCAGAATGAGAATAAATATCCTTGGCACTTTAATAAAGGGTGTATTTGTTTAGACCCTGTTGAAGGGTTTAAATGGATTATGGTACACCCTGGTAATAAAAACACTCATACACACGGGTGTTTACTACCAGGTAAAACCAAAGGCAAAAACTTTGTAGGTCGAAGTCAAGATGCTTATAAAGACCTATATTTAGCAACTTATGAGGCTATTGCAGCTAAAGAAGCAACTTGGAAAATTCAAAGATAAATATAAATAAAATGGAATCTTTTAACTTAAAAACAACAATTCTATCCTTTTTTTCAATGCTAATAAGTTTTTTTGCTCCTTTAGTACCTTTGATTATTGTAGTGATATTTGCTACTCTTATTGATACCTATGTAGGCAGATGGTATGCTAAGAAAAAAGGAGAGCTTATTACTAGCAAAAAGACTAGAATAGGACTAACTAATAAAATCATAGCTTATTCAATAGCCCTCTTGTTTACTTATATCTTAGATTCTCTAGTCTTAAATGAAACAGTAATGATGTATTTTCCTAAAGAACATTTAATAACGTCTCTAGCATGTCTTCTACTTGTTTCTATAGAGTATTCTAGTGTAGATGAAAAGATTAAATGGGCCACAGGTAAAGGTATTACAGATAGAATTTTTGCTTTTATTAGAGGTATAAAGAAAATCTTTACAGAGGTAAAGTCCTTCAAAGAAGATTAGTTTGTATATTTGGTTAAACTAAACAATACAACAATGGCAAAAAATTCTAAAAATGATTCTCAAAAAGTATCTTTTGGTGCTAAAAAGGTAAACAAGCCTAAGCGTAAATATGGGCCCAAAGAAGAAAGACCTAAGAAATATAAAGGTCAAGGCAGATGACTAGAAAGCATTTAGAAATAGCAGTGGTCTTGTTAATTACTGCTGCTATCAGCTTTTATCTTAACTTCTTAGAACGTAGAAATACTGAAAATTTAAAAACCATAGAATCCTATAATGATTCTATTCAGCTATTAAACAAAAAGTATTTTCTGCTTAAACGCCAAGAAATAAGTTTAAGAGACTCTTTAATTGAAACTCTTAATAAGCTAAAAGCTACTAGAGAGTCTATCATAATTATAAAGCAACAAAGTAATGAAAAAGCTGATTCTGTTTACAATCTTTCTAATAATGAGTCTTTACTGTTTCTCACAGAATGGTTATCCAAGAGAGATTCTATTGAATGAAGATACTATAGTTGCTATTACCTATCCTCAACTTAAAGAGATAAATAGAGAGCTTGCACACTCAGAAAGTAAAGACATAATTATAGATTCGTTAGAATATAGCCTAACTTTATGTGATATAGCTTTCTACAGGTATCAAGACGTATTAGACAATATAATACAACAGAATGAAAATCTAACAAAACAGTTAGATACACGTATTAAAGTAAATGAACTTCTTGAAGAAGACAACCAAAGCCTACGAAAAAAGAACAAAAGAAGTAGGTTTTTTTCTTTTTTAGGAGGTGCTGTAGCTACAATAGCTCTCACATCACTTGTTATTGTAGCTGTTAACTAAACATATTAACAATGGATTCGAACAAAATTAAAACTCTACTAGAACTTTACCCTTCTTATTTAAAGAACTGTAAATGGAAAAGGTTTGCAGAAAGGCATAACTGTACAGTAGAAGAGGTAAAAGCAGTAGCAAAAACCATTAATGTAGATGAGGCAGAAGAAACTCTATCTGAATTCAAAACATTTATTAAAGAAAATGGTCTTAAACTAGATGATATTGATACAGTTAAATTCTGGCAAAACTTTAAAGGAGAAAAGAGATTTAGCGTAAATACTAAGAAGCAGTGGTATAACAACAAAGAAAGCTTATTAGAAGATTTTAGAGAAGTAGTATCATCTTATGAAATACCTACACATAATCCTAAGATAAAGCCTAACAAAGGAGATAGTGTAGCTGTTATTAACCTGTATGATGCTCATATTGATAAGTTAGTATTGGTAGATGAAACTAATCCTAAAGGTTCTGTAGAAGATAACTGTAGTACTTTTGAAGATGCTTTTGATAAACTGTTAGCACAAAGCTTAGTTTACAATCCTGAGCTGCTTATATTTCCTGTAGGTAATGATTTCTTTAATGCTAATGATGGTCGTAATACTACAGTAAAAGGTACTCCACAAGACTCTAATCCTTTTTGGAAAAAGAGTTTTATTCAAGGTTACCATACTATTAGAAGATGTATAGATAAAGCAGCTAAGTACTGCAATGTGCATGTAGTAATGGTAATGAGCAACCATGATGCAGATAAACTTTTCTATTTAGGGCAGATGCTAAAAGCTACCTATGAAAATAATGGTGCTGTATGTGTTGATGATACTACTAAGTCTAGGAAGTATATTACCTATGGTTCTAACCTACTAGGCTTTAGCCATGGAGATAAGGAGAAAAACTATATTAGAGAATTGCCTTCTGTAATTATGATTGAGAATAAATTTCAGATGCCTGATATAGATTATATCCATCATTTTTGTGGAGATATACATCATAAAGAAACTTATCAACATAGAACATCCTTAGACTTAAAAGGATGTACTGTGTCTTTTTTAAGAGCTTTATCTGATACAGGTAAATGGGAGCATGAGTGTGGTTACTTAGGTGTTCCTAAAACAGCAGAAAGCTATATATTTACCAAGGAAAAAGGATTAGCTGCTAACTTATTAGTACATATATAATGAAAACATTAAACGAGCTTAGATTTGAGCTACTAGAGCTTATTAATCAATATAGTGATGATAGCAAACTAGACTATCGTATTATTGATGAATTTATTATCAATAAGAGAGTAAAGTGGTTTGAAAATACCTACAATAGATTTAATAAATCTATACCTAATTTATACTATCAAACACTTAGTTGTGTACCTGTAAAACTAGTAGACCAAGCAGAGTGTTGTGAGGTATCTACAGGATGCCTTATTCTTAGAACTGAAAACCCCTTGCCTTCTTTCTTAAATCTATCTGATGGAGAGCTTATTGATAAAGTGTCTCCAGTAGGAATTGTTAATTTACCCTTTAATGTTATTCCTTACAGAAGAGCAGAGTTTTTTGGCAATGGTAGATATGATAGAGAATCTGTAGGAGTGTTTTTGTACAATGACTATTTGTATCTTATTTCTAAAAATACAATAGAATACCCCCTACTTGAAAAGATTACAGTTAGAGGCATCTTTAGAGACCCTAGAGATGCAGCTAAATTCATATCTTGTGATAATAACCCTTGTTGGAGTCCTGATGCACAGTTTCCTTTAGAGGAGAGACTTTGGGATTACTGTAAAAAAGATATATTAGCTACTGACTTAAACATTAAACTAAGTACTCCAGAAGATAATTCTAATGATGCTCAGGATAATAGAATAGACCCTATGCCTCCAGGAGGTAAAGCTTAAACTATAATACATGTTCAAAAGAGGAAAAGTTAAAATACCAAAAGATTATATCACTAAGGATATTTATAAGTACTATAGGAGTACTACTGAAAATCCTGTAGATTACAAAACTTATGTCAAATTTTTATTTAGCTCTAAAGACAATAAAGGAGTTATAGAGACTCTTACAGAACGTATACTCTATAACACTTACATATTAAGTTTTCCTAAGATAGGCAGCATTTTTGTAAAGAAATACAAGCCTAAAGTAAAGTTTAAACCTAACGGAGATTTAGACATTAGGAAGAGTCATATAAGAATAGACTGGGCTAATACTTTAAAACTTTGGCAATCTGACCCTGAAGCTAAAGAAGAAAAAAGAAAAGTGTACCATTTGAACAAACACACTAAAGGATATTTGTATAAGTTTGTATGGGACAAAAGAAAACAACCTTTTAAAAATAAATCCGTATATAAGTTTAACCCAGTTAGAAAACTGGACAGACATCTAAGTTATATCTTAAAGAATAACATAGAAGTTGATTATTTTGAAATAAATTATTGATTATGTCACACATAAGCGAATGTTACTACAAAACTAAAGTAGAAAAAACAGAAAAAACAGGTAATACTGTTACTCACATCTGCACTTATGAGCTTAAAGATGGGGGTTATTTAGTATTTAAAGATGTCAGAGAAATGCCTAAAGAAGGAGGTTCAGACTACATGTATGATGGTAAAAAGGTAGAAACCTTTGCAATGGCTTCTGATAATCCTCCTGATGATATGGTTAAAGAAGAAAAATCTGAAAATCTTAAGAAGCTTCTTTCAGTAATTAAAAACATGGGATAATATGTACAATGGATTAATGGTTTCATCCAGCTCTGTTATTGATAAAATGTACAGAGATTTTGGATGGGACTATACTTTACAGTTTAACGATGTTTTAGAATGGATAGGAGAAGCTTTAAGAGAGCTAAAAGTTCCTTGCTTCTATGTAGATAAAGTTACAGATGGTAACAAAGAATTAGGCCATAAAGACTTTATTCACATTGAAGATGGTAGAGGAAAGCTTCCTTGTGACTTATTTTCTATCACTCAAACTGCTAGTGCTGTAGAGGTACATCCTAGTACTGCTAAAGCTATAGTTTCAGGTATCGTCTATGTAGATTATAATACTGACCAAACTTGTACTGTAGGAGATGGAACTTCTTTATGTAATTCTTTAGTATGTTCTCAAAATGATGCAAATAAAGTAAGCTCTGATAAAAAGTGCTATACTTTTATGCCTATGCGTTGGGACACCAATACCTTTTATAAAACATACCATGGTACAGATATAGATTTCAGAATGAACTCTGATTTAACCTATACTGTAAACAATAACTACATTTTTACCTCATTCAAAGAGGGCAAAGTAGCTATGGCTTATAAAGCTGTGCCTACAGATGAAAATGGGTTACCTATGATTCCAGATAACCAGTCTGTAATTAATTATGTTACATGGTATATAGGTAATAAAATAGCTTTTCAGCTATATCTTACAGATAAATACACTCAAGGTAAGTATGAAGAGTTTAAAGGATACCTGTCTCTTTATTATCAGAAAGCTAAGAATGAAGGTAAGATGCCTAAGAATTTAGATGAATGGGAGTCTTACAAAAATCAAAGGCTTAGGTCACTTCCTAAAGTATTTGAACATAAGAGATTCTTTGGTAATCTACAGCATCCAGAAGAAAGGTATAATCATCCTAGAGTCAGTACTTTAGGAGGATTTAGCAGTAGATTAGCTTATTAAAATTAGTATAATGCCTAAGATTACAAGTTCATATATAAAAGGTTTAAACCAAGATTTATCTATATCTAATAATGATAACCAGCATTTATTCAATGCTTTAGATATAGATTTAGTTACAAATACAGGACAGTCTACTGGTATTATTTCTAATCATAAAGGAAATAAGCTAGAGTTTAGTATTCCTGATATTCAGCCTTTTTATTCCATTACTATTACTGGTAGTACAAATGCAGTACTTGTAATAAATGGCACTAATGTAAATATTTCTTTAGCTGCTACTACTGACCCTATTGATGTTTATGACGCTATAATTGCTAATGCTACTATAGCAGCAGATATAGCAGCAGGAGAGTATGGAGTTTATTATAACTCTCAAGAAGTAGTAATACAAGGATATTCTTTAAATCCTAGCCCTTCTGTAACTTCAGGAAGTTTAGCAGTAGCTACTGTAGTAACTGCACAATCTAATCTTTCCATTATAGGATGGGGAACCTTAGAAGAAGAAATTATTCTTCTTACTACAAGTAATACCAATACATCTGAAACACCTTCTAATACTGCTGGCCAAGTATGGGTATTGCAGTACGATGATTCTACAGAATCTATTATAGGGGCATCAGGTACTTCTTTGGTTGCATCTGAGCATTTAAAATATAACAACATTTTAGATTTTTCTTTAGCCCATGAGGTTTATAGAGAAGCACTAGGCAGAAAAGAGTCTTCCTTACGAGGTACTTTCTATTGGACTGATAATTATAATCATCCTAGAGCATTAAATGTTTATAATCCTCAATGTCCTGCTGTTCCTAAAGAGCTTTTAGATTGGAAGCCTTCAGTAGATATGAGTACTCCTATTATTGAAGGAGTGCTTGCAGGAGGATTACTAGAAGTAGGTACATATCAAATTTCCTACCAGCTTTACAGTAATGATGGTGCTATAACAGCTTATGCTCCTCTAAGTAAATTAGTACCTCTTACAGATTCTGTTATATCTTCTAATCAGTATGCTAACTATGAAGGTGCACCTGTAGGTACTATATCAGGTAAATCTATACAAACTACTATTAATCATATTGACTTAAAATATGATTTTATTAGAGTAGTTTTAGTACAGTATCAAGTAGAAAATGTACCTACTATAAATGCTGTGTTTGACCTTCCTATTGATGGAGACTCAATGTCTTTTACTATAACAGGAGGTGAGGATAAAATAGCTATTAGTGTAGAAGAATTTGTAAATCCTTTAATCTTTTTTGATAGAGTTAAAACCTTTACACAAAAGAAAAATAGGTTATATCCTGCTAACACTAGGTCTAGAACATTTGATTTAGATTATGAGGCTAGAGCCTACAGATTTAATTCATCCCAACTTTGTAGACTTTATTCTAGAGATGGCAGCTTTCAAGACTTTGATGCTACCATTCCTGCTGATATAACTGCTCTTCATGCATTAGATGATGACGAAGATGCAGTAAATGCTTATAATGATGAATCAGGCACTATCTTTGGATTAGTACCTGGAGGAAACTATGATAACTGGTTGAATAGCCACCAATCTAAGTTTCAAGAAGATGGAGTTACTATAGGAGGTGAAGGAGCTAATGTATCTTATAAGTTTGTTACACAATCTTTAAGAGCAGACAGTACTATGGATTTTGCATTTAATGGTACTGTTGCTTCTACTAACTTAAAGAATTATAACTTAATAAACTCTCCTTTTGTTAATAATCTAAATACTAGCAGTGGTTCTGATAACTTAGGAACTCCTTCTTTAGCAGGATTTGCATATCCTCAAGATGGATGGTCTGGATATAAAAATCCATTAAGGTCTACAGTATATGCAGGTCATGCTAGAGGAGAAGTTTATAGGTATGGTGTAGTATTTTACAATGACAAGGGAGAAGAATCCTTTATTAAATGGATTTCAGATATTAGAATACCTGAACCTTGGGAGGCTCCTGCTGGAGATTTAGATGCATTTGACTTATCAGAATACCTAGATGATGGTGCAGGAGATAAAAGAATTAATACTAAGTCTATTGGTATAGAATTCACTTTTACTAATCTACCTTCTGATATTACAGGATTTAGAGTAGTAAGAGTAGAAAGACAAAAGAAAGATAAAACTAGACTAGGCACTGGAGCTTTATTTGGAGCCTTAAGAAGTAGAGTACGTATAAATGGAGATAAAGCTGATTGTTTATCTTTAGCTTCTTTTGCTGACTCAAACCATAACTCCCCAGTTCATTTTATAAACAATGATTTTAGTGAAGGAGAAACAGGTCTTGGTTATATTTATGGTGTTCCAGGAGAACATGGAGATACTACTGCTGCTACTAGAGTAACTAGGGAAAACTCATTAGGAATTATAAAATTCCCTGAACTAGATTTTAATGAGTATCAAACTAATGATGCTACGCATATAAAGCTGTTATCTCTTTATTCTTTTTCTAGAGATTTACCTACTGTTCCTGGCCCTCCACCTGGAGCTGATGCTGATACTTATTATACAGGGGTAAATGATTCTACTGGTAGAGAGCTTTTTAATCAAGGAGTATGCTATTGGGCAGATTATGTAGATAATAACACTAAAGCTTCAGGAGCTTTCTTAGTTAAATATACTTCAGTATTTGATAATGGTAGAAATATAGTAACCCTACTAAACCAACAAGAAGTAGATATTGAAGGTATTATACCTTCTAGCTTCTCTCCTACTATGTTAGCTTTAGATTACCATCATATAGGTATTGAGTGTTTTAAAAGTAATGCCGACTTTGAGTTATCATCATTTGGTACTAAGTCTTTATTCTGTAGATTTGGAGGCAGTTGTCAATTACCTGATACTCCTTTTAATAATAGTCATATAGATTACCCTCTATATAATGAAACTACTAAAGACCCCTACTTTAGAATAGTAGCTTTATGTAGGTATAATACTGGACAATATGGGGGGCCTTGGAGAGCTTCTAGATATAACAATGAATATATAGCAGCATCTGACTTCTTTCCTATAGATATAGTAGCCTCTACACAATCTATTAAAGTGTATAATGGGGATATTTACACTAGCTACTACGATACTACTTTAACTTTCTTCCATTGGAAAGAAGATTATAGCTATCCTTCTTCTGGAACTATAGCATCTGCCTCTGGATTAGGAGCTATTTATGACCCTGCTTCTACAAGAATGTCTGCTTTAGCTATCTGCTTCCCTTGTGAAACAGAGTTTAACATAGCCTACAGACATGGGGATTTATGGAATAATGAGCAAGTTTTTACTTCAGACACTACAGCTACTATACAAAACATTGCTGCTGGAGCTGCTGGGCCTGAATTTGCTAAATTCTTAGCTGAGGCTCCTGAATATAATAGAGCATACTCTCAAGAAAACAATATTAAGAAATATTTTCCTAGACCTTTTAACTTTTTAACAGATGAAGAACATCCTAATTGGGTGTGGGTATCTGAAGAAAAATTTGATAGAGAAATACAGGATAATTGGAGAAGATACTTAGTAAATAATTATCTTCCATTAGAAGGTAATTATGGGCCTATAAATAAAATAACCAATCTTAAAGAAAGACTTTTTACTCTGCAAGACAGAGAAGTATCTATAGTAAGTTCACAAGAACAAACAGCTTTGCCTGATTCTGCTACTGGAGCTATCTTTCAAGTAGGTACAGGTACTATACTAGCTAGATATGATTACTTATCAAAAGAATATGGCTGCTTCCATCAACACTCTGTAATAACAGGGCCTGGAGCTGTGTATTTCTTTGATTCTAGAGTTAAAAGATTCTTTCGTATTGGTGAATCTAAAACAGGTCCTATGTTAGAAAGTTTATCTGATGTTAAAGGACTTTCTGCCTTCTTTAGAAAGAAATTAGAAGGAGATATATTAGATACAGATAAAGTTTTACTTAATAACGGTATACATGGAGTTTATGATAGTGTATACAATAAGGCTTACATGACTTTTCTTAATAAGATAGCTATAAACTTTGATACTTTTTCCATAAGTGCAGGTAGCCCTACTATATATACTATGACCAATGTATCACCATCTTCTATACAAGTTCTAAATAAAGGTGATATATTCTATATAGGAAACAATGTATATAAGGTAGAATCTATTAACCAGACTACTTTAGCTGTTAGTGTAGTAAGTGGTACTATAACAGCTCTTCAAAACAAGCAAGCTATTACTTACAAATTTACCATAGGGTTTAATGAGATGCTTCAAGCTTTTGAATCCTTTTATACTTTTACTCCTAACCTATATCTTCCTACTGGTAAAAGACTACTTTCTGCTAATCCTTTTGATACCAGCAATTCTGTCTATTTACATAATGAAGGAGATTATGGTAAATTTTATGGTAAAAATCCTACAACATCTGAAGCTGAGTTTATTGTTAACTTCCCAGATGCAACTAAACTTCCTACTTTTCGTATTGATACATTAGAGTTTTGGACAGAGGTATTTGATAATAATGGTATAGATATTCCTTTAGAGACTATAACAGGAATCTTGCTTTACAATGATTACCAAAGTACTCAAAACTCCTTAACCCTTCTTACTCCACAACAAAATGTAGTAAGAAGAGAAAGAACTTGGAGAATTAATATGATTAATGATTACAATAGTCCATTGCCTATAAAGCCTTATCTTAGGGATGTTTATGTTAAGATTAAAGTCTTCTATAACAATTCTAATAACAGGAACTTTAGGTTAAATGCTTTTAATACTAATGTCACTTTAAGTGTATTCTAATGGCTAAGAAAAGAATTAAAAAACCTGTTAGAAGGAAAAAGGAATCTGATTATCCTGGAGAGATGTCTTTTAGGAAAGCTCTAGGTCTTAATCCTGTTGTTATGCAGGGTGGTGGTACTTACAACATGCAGAAAGCATTAGAGTTAGGTTATACCCCAGATGAAACAGGTCATTGGCCATCAGTAGATAGTACTAATGGTATGTGGTTAAAATCTAAACAACACCCTACAGCTTGGATGGAGTACATGCAAGGTTATGCACTAAATCCAGAAAACAATAGACGTTTTGATGTAGTTCCAAATGTTGAAGGTTACTTTGGAGATAACCAATTACAATATGTAGATAAAAAACAAACAGGTGATGAATTACAAAAAGCTCAATATGAAGACAAGAAAAAATCTGACGTTTTAGATTTAGAAAACTCATTAGATTTTTTAGTAGATACTAGAGGTGGTACTAGAGATTTCTGGGGAAGAACGGCTGATACTATTGGTTACCATGAATCTGCTGGTACAATGGACCCTGGACAACTACAACATGGAGGTGGTCCAGGAAGAGGTATATTTCAGTTTGAAAACCCTTCTTTAGATACTGCTCAAAATAGATATAAAATAGTAGCTAATAAATTAAAGCTTAAACCTGACCCTGAGATACTAAAAGCTAAATCTGCAACTGAACTTTCTCCAAGACAGCAATATGTTTTATTTTTAATAAATCTATCTCAGTCAAGAGCAGTACTTAAAGATTATGCTGAGGGTAGGCTATCATTAGAAGATTTATGGTTACAAGGCCATAAAAATGTAGAAGTTCCAGGAAATAGGAAAAGCTTTAGAACTAGTGTACAAAAAGCTAAAGATAAATCTATACAAGAAGGATATGATAGTTTTAAAGAATTAGGTGGTAGAATAAAACTTCAAAGAGGTGGCAGACCTACTATGTATGTAGACCCTAATGACCCAGCAGGAATGGAAAGGTATCAAGCTTATGCAGATAGTTTAGATTTGCATAATAAAAGTCTTATTTATAAAAATGCAGTTATTGATGCTGTTAATAAATCTGGACATTTAAGACATATAAATGTAGAGTATCCACAATCAAATACAAATAACCCAACATGGGAGTCTTATGAAAATAAAGGAAATAGAGCAACATACCCTTTCTTTAAAAAACCAGCACAAAAAGTAATTATAAAAAGTACTAAAGAATATGAAAATGCTAAAAAACAAGAACTATTAAAAGAAGCTGGATTATATACAGGTAAAATAGATGGTATATGGGGTCCTAACTCACAAGCTGCTTGGGAAACTTATCAAAGTTCTACTAATCAAAAACCTACTTCTAGTGATTATGAACCACAACAATTTACTGTTCCAACACCCACAATGATAGGGACAAAAGATGGAACTAGGTGGTCAGTAATTGAAGATGGTAAAGAAATAATATATACAGATAGAGATTTTTATAATAAATATGGAACAACTCCTGAATATGCGGTAAAATCAAACTATCTTAAAGGAAAAAATAAAAAAGAAAGGGGTGGTTCTTTAACTACACCTACTAGTGCTTCATTCTTAAACAGAGATAGAATGAGAAGAGGTGCTGTAGATGAGCCTTCTGTGTTTGAAGATGTTATGGCAGGTTTATATGGTGTAGGTGAAGGTTTATTAGATGCTGCTACAAAGGGAGCTACTGATGAGCTTACAGATATGGGCTTTAAAGCTCTACAAGGAGCAGCAGGAACTACAGGAGAAGCTGCACAACAACAACAAGGTTATGCAGGTGTAGGTAATGCAGTAGGTGCTATAGGTGGTGCAGCTTTAGGTATAGCATCCCCTGAGCAAGCAGTAACTCAATCTGTAAAAGGAGCAGGTAAAGCAGTTTCAGGTTTCTCAGGAAGCCCTGAAGGAGATGCTGTTGGACAAGCTATACAACAAATTCCAGGATTAATGGGTAATTTTAAAGATATGAAAACATTTATGGCTTCTAGAGGAGGCAGATTTAGATATCAACAAGGAGGGCAAATGTTAAATCAAAACTTAGGTTTAACAGAAATAGGAGGCCCTTCACATGCAGAAGGTGGTGTTACTTTACCTAATAATGGTCAAGGCCCAGATGTAGAAGTAGAAGGTCCTGAAACTATTTACACTCCAGAAAACTATGTAATGTCTGAAAAAATTAAAGCCTCTAAAACAGCTTTAAGAGAAGCAGGTATTTCTGAAAAGTATGCTGGTAAATCTTATGCAGACATAAGTAAAGCTATTAAAAAACAGGGAGGAGATAAACTTCGTCCTAATGATAAGCTTACCTTAAATTTCATAGATAGTGAGATGAAGAAGCTTATTAAAGCCCATAATATAGACAGGCAATTAGAAGAGCAAAAGAATGTTGTAGCAGCTTCACCTGAAGAACAACAAGCTGGATATAATATGTATCCTGATGCTAATAGTATTGCTTTTCCTGGCAGTGGACCTACACAAGTAGTTCCTACAAATAATAATGACCCTATAATGGTTACAGGTGCTGATGGTTCTCAACAAATGTTAGTAGACCAGCCTATACAAACACAAGCACCTTTTGTAGAAGAAAAAATGGCAAGAGGTGGTCAAATGATTAAAAGAGCTGATGGCTCTTATTCTAGAAGAGGCTTATGGGATAACATCAGAGCTAATAGAGGTAGTGGTAAAAAACCTACTAAGCAAATGCTTGAGCAAGAACGTAAGATTAAAGCTGCTGAAAAAGCTTATGGTGGTTACTATGCTGAAGGTGGTAGTTTTGATAATCCTGGCTTTAGAGCTTTGCCTGAATATGTACAGGCAAAAATTAAATCTAATATGGAAGTAGGTGGATATATGGATTATGATGATACTATGGAGTATGGAAAAGGTGGTTATACTGTTAGAAGGTCTAATGACAGAAAAGGAAAAACTCACGTAGTTACTGGTCCTGATGGAACTAAGAAATACTTTGGTGACCCTAAGCTAGGAGAAAGAGGTAAATCTAAATATGGTAAGAAAGCTTTCTACGCTAGACATA